CCGATAGATCGTTCTCAGGTTCAGGTGGCGGGGGACATAAAGGTTTCGATTGATCTGGGCTAGGGGGTGGGGGGAAAACTAGAGTGCCTCGCTATGTTACTTCTCTCCAACTCACATTATTTCCCCTCAGAGCTTGCCCACGCATGTGGGCTAATTTGTGCATTGTCAAAAATATTTTTATCTGCATAAGGTTCTGGCATGAGTAGATTTGACCGTAATCCCGAGAAGCAGCCAGAGAGGGCTGACATGACTGTCGCCAAGGCTGCGCTCAAGAGTGGTGGATACTTAAGGAAGAAGAAGGATGAGGAAGGAACATAAGAGCAAGACTGGTGGCTTGACTGCTGCGGGTCGCGCTCACTTTAAGCGCAAGGAGGGGGCTAATCTAAAGCCGCCTGTTCCCAAGGGTACAAATCCTCGTCGTGTTTCTTTTGCTGCTCGGTTTGCAGGGATGAAGGGGCCGATGAAAGATTCAAAGGGTCGCCCGACTCGAAAGGCATTGGCATTAAAGAAGTGGGGCTTTGGCTCTGTGGAAGCGGCTCGTAACTTTGCGAAGCGGCATAAGAAAGGATAGACCATGTGTATTGGTGGTTCTAGCGGCAAGACTGCTGAGGAATATTACCAAGAGATGAAGGTAGACCCGAAGCCGTTACCTTCTCTTAGCGTAAGCAAGAAGAAGCGAAGCGATATGAAGTTGGCAGATGTGCCGAAGCAAATGGCAACTGGTCAGCGCTCTTCGCTGCTTAGTGCTTTGACAACGAGATACTAATGCCAGAAAAAAAATACTCTCCAAAAACTTTACGCAAATTTGCAAAGGTAGATGCTACTGGGAAGAAAGAAGCATCCCTTCTCCGCAAAAAAATTAAAGAAATGGAAGACGTTTACGGAATTGGCTTGGCTGAGTCTATGGGCAACGATGGCGATAGGTTTACAACAAAAAGCAAAAGCCTACTAAAAAGGGGCATTAATAAAGCCCTTAACACTTTGCTTGCAAGAAATGAGAAGGACTTAATGTCTAACGCTAAGTACAAGAAGGCAACAGCCCGATTGAACGAGATAGAAAATATACTTAACCGCAGGGACTATGATTAATGGCTTTTTACATTGCGCACACAAACGAACTTTGGACTGGCGAAACCCATACGATTGCAGGGATTCATTATACTGGCAAGACGCGCATGGCTGATGCCAAGCGTTTAGTTGAAGGGCCAGAGCCAATAAGGGCGCGAACAACCAAGGGATCGTACAAGGCTGACAACCCTTCTACGCCTGACATTGATGAATCGAAAGCTGCGCCTAAAAAGAAAAGGAAGAAGAAAAATGCCTAAAGTTGGTGGAAAGACCTTCTCCTACAGCAAAGAGGGAAAGAAAGCTGCAAAGGCTTACGCTCGTAAAAAGAACAAGAGTGTGAAGAATGGCAGTAAATGAAGCGGGTAATTATACCAAGCCCAAGATGCGGAAGTCTTTGTTCAACAGAATAAAGGCCGCAAATGTTCAAGGCACTGCGGCAGGTAAGTGGTCTGCGCGTAAGGCTCAACTCTTAGCAAAACGATACAAAGCAGCAGGTGGAGGATATAGATAATGCAGCCAAGGATGCACCAACGAGCAAAAACTCTCTTAAAAGATGTCCAGAAAGAACTGCGTAGTGTTCCCAAAATGCCTACAGTTAAGAGCGACCCAACATTAGCTGACGCTGTTTTAACAACACCTGCTGCGGCTATCCAACTTCTTCGGCGCGGTGTACGGCTGTTGCGCGGTGGTGAGTCTAGCACAAAGCTAGAAGCAAAAGAAAAAAAGTTAAAAGATTATATCCAGAGAGTAGAAGAGTTAAAGGAAACAGGTTTTAGTTTTGGCAGTGGCAAGACAACCGATTATCGCGGGAGAAAGGTTGACCCTTCTTCTAAGGCTGTTCTGACCACAAAGAAAGCGCCATGAAGCCTTCTCAGAAATCACTAATGAATTGGGGCAAGCAAAAGTGGCGCACCAAGTCTGGCAAGAAGTCTAGTGAGACTGGTGAGCGTTACCTTCCTTCTAAGGCTATCGCTGCTCTTAGTGATTCTGAATATGCAGCTACAACCAGAGCTAAACGAAAGGGCAAGGCTTCGGGCAAGCAGTTTGTGGCTCAACCGAAAGCAATTGCTGACAAAGTAAGGAAGTATAGGACTTGAGCTTTACCTCTACGATTACTCAGCAAGACCGCGATATGCTTCGTGGCATTGTTCGCAAGGTTCATCTATCAAGCGTCATTGCAAAGTTCGGACAGCACTTTGTTACAGACCATGAGTGCGACAAGCTTATTGACAGCATTGCACCAGAGGTGGTTGAAGATATGATCCGNTTTGGAGTGAACAAAGGGCTTAGATGATAGACTTCAAATACAAGCCAGATGGNGAAGTCCTTAAAGTATTTATGAAGGACGATACATTCTTTCGTGGCATAAGAGGGCCAGTNGGTTCTGGCAAGTCCGTTGGCTGTTGTGTAGAAGTGTTTCGCCGCGCAATCCAACAAGGCAAGGGGCCAGATGGAATCCGCAAAAGCCGATGGGCAATCATTCGTAATACCAATCCCCAACTTAGAACCACCACCATCAAGACATGGCTTGACTGGTTTCCAGAATCAGATTGGGGCAAGTTTACTTGGTCAGTGCCATATACGCATCACATCAAGAAGGGCGACATTGACCTTGAGGTTATCTTCTTAGCTTTAGACCGCCCCGAAGATGTAAAGAAACTGCTATCTTTAGAACTGACTGGCGTTTGGATTAATGAAGCTAGAGAAATTGCCAAGAGCATTATTGACGCTTGCACTATGCGTGTGGGTCGCTTTCCTTCTATGCGTGATGGTGGGCCTACTTGGACTGGCGTTATTGCTGACACCAATGCTCCCGAAGAAGATCACTGGTGGCCCATTATGGCAGGTGAAGTTCCAATCCCAGATCATATACCGCGTGAGCAAGCTAAGATGTTGGTTAAACCAGACAACTGGTCTTTCTATACGCAGCCCTGTGGTATGGTTGAGAAGAAGGGCGAAGAGGGCGAGGTAGAAGATTACGAGCCAAACCCCAAGGCCGAAAACACCAAGAATATGTTGAAGAGTTATTATCCGAACTTGATAAGGGGTAAGACTAAATCATGGATAGATGTGTATGTGATGAACCGTTTAGGCCACATTCAAGATGGGAAACCTGTCTATCCGATGTTCGCAGCAGAAGTACACGTTGCAAAAGAAGAAATACCAGTAGCCGCAAATTCCCCAGTCTATGTTGGCGTGGACTTTGGCTTGACCCCTGCGGCAGTGCTTGGACAAAAGGTTCGAGGGCGATGGTTTATTCAATCCGAAATTGTGGCGGTAGACATGGGCATCGTTCGTTTTGCCGAAGTTCTTAGAAACGAGCTAGCTATAAGATTCGCGGCAGCGTCAGAGGTGATAATCTATGGCGATCCCGCAGGTGATTTCCGCGCACAGACTGATGAATCTACTCCATTTCACATCTTGCGCGGAGCAGGTTTGAGGGCGTTCCCTGCGCCTTCCAACTCCGTTGACCTTCGGCTTGAGTCAGTGTCCTCCCAGCTGACAAAAATGGTCGAAGGGAAACCTGCTTTATTAATTGACCGTAGATGCCCACAGCTAATCAAAGGCTTTGAGGGCGGCTATGCGTACAAGCGCATGGAGGTTTCTGGCGAAAGGTATGCAGACAAGCCAGACAAGAATATGTTCAGCCACGTTCACGATGCTGCACAGTACCTTTTCTTGGGTGCAGGTGAGGGCCGAGCGCTTATGAATACACAAAAACCTGCAAAGGTATCTGTTGCAAAGCGCAGCTTCGATGTCTTTTCTAAGCAGTCACGCCCTAAGAAGCAGGGGTTTTGGGCAAGAATGTAGTTTGTGCATTGTGATTTGTTTGTTTCTGTGTTTACGAATGTAAAAAACAAAGGAGCTTGTTATGTGCTTTGGCGGTGGCCCTACGAAGGAAGAGAAGAAAGCAGCAGCAGAACAGCGCGTTGAAGCTGATGTTGTGAAGTCAGAAGAAATTCAAAAGAAAGCTGAGAAAAAACGCGAAGATATAACCGAGGCGATTGAGTCAAGGACTGAACGCCGAGGTGGTATGCGCGGTGGCGCAGGTCGCAGATCACTTATGAGAGCAGGTGGTCAAGGATTTCTAGGTAGGTTTGGCTAATGGCTGACGATCCAATTGCAAAGCAGTACATCGAAAAGTACAACAAGGCTAAAGCTTTTCGTGAGAACTGGGTTTCTCTTTTTGAAGAGTGCTATGAATATGCACTGCCTCAACGAGAGTCATTCTATTATGAAGAAGCAGGTCAGCGCAGAGATGACAAAATCTTTGACGAGACTGCTGTAGTTGGAGTTCAAGAATTTGCTAGCCGCTTACAGTCGGGCATAGTTCCTAACTTTGCGCGATGGGCTGATCTTATGGCAGGTAGTGAAGTGCCGCCAGATCAAAGGGAGGCCATTGATAATGAGCTAGATGAAGTTACCGAATATGTTTTTGAGGTTTTACAGAACTCAAACTTTAGCCAAGAGGTGCATGAATCCTTCATGGACTTGGCTGTCGGGACTGGTGTGTTGTGCGTAGAAGAGGGCGATGCAGTAAATCCAGTTAACTTCTCAGCAATACCGCTTCCTCATGTAGTGCTAGACACTGGCCCCGACGATAGAATTGACCACGTTTATCGTGAGCGCAAGAAGGTTAAGTTCGACCATCTTCCGATCATGTACCCCAAGGGGAAGTTTAGCCCAAGGGTGCAAGCAATGATGGGGGCTAATCGGGAAACAACCGTTCTTGAGGTTGTTTGCAGAGATTACTCCAAGAAGAACGAAGATGCTTTCCTTCAATATGCGATCTGCCTGACAACAAACACTTGTTTATATACCAATGAGATGAAGGGACTTGGCTCTAATCCGTTTATCTGCTTCCGTTGGTCTAAGTGTGCAGGTGAAATTTACGGACGAGGGCCGCTAATCAATGCGCTGTCTTCCATTAAGACCACTAACCTCACCATTCAGTTGATACTTGAGAACGCTCAAATGTCGATCTCTGGCATATATCAGATGGAAGATGACGGTGTGATCAACCCTGACACGATAAATTTAGTTCCCGGCACAATCATACCGAAAGCTATGGGGTCAACTGGCCTTCAACCTATCCAAGCGGCAGGTAAGTTCGATGTTGCGCAGCTTGTTCTTAGCGATATGCGTCATAACATTAAGAGTGCGCTGTATAATGATATGCTTGGTAGGCCTGACACCACACCTGCAACTGCGACAGAGGTTGCAGAGCGTATGGCAGACTTGTCCCGCAGAATGGGTGCAGCCTTTGGCAGACTGCAAGCAGAGCTAGTTCAGCCAGTATTGCAGCGTGTAATCTACATCCTCAAGAAGCAGGGGCGCATTGAGGTGCCAACAGTTAATGGCAGAGAGGTCAAGGTTCGCTCTGTATCCCCATTAGCTCAAGCCCAAGCAAACCAAGACATTTCTAGTGTAGCAAGATTCCTAGAACTGGTTGGTGGGACGTTTGGCCCTGAGATGTTGCAGCTTCTAATTGACGGCGAACAGACCGCAATTCACCTGTCTAAGAAGTTTGGTGTGCCAGAGAGCTTGATTCGTGATGAAGAACAGCGTAAACAAATAGCTGCATTAGCGCAGCAAATGGCGCAGCAGCAACAACAACAGGGACAGATGGTTGCCGAACAAGGTTAATATTGGGATCGACGGAATACAAAGACCTTCTGCTAAAGATGTAGAGGTAAGCCACAACATTGCCCATATATTTAGTTCACCGACAGGACAGGAAGTTTTGCGGTATCTGCGATCCATTACTATTGAAATGGTAAATGGGCCTAATGTGACTACAGAAGAGTTGCGACACATAGAAGGGCAGCGATATATCGTTGGCCTCATTGAGCAGCGCATCTCACATTCGCATAGGAGTAAGAACAAATGAACGAGACAGTAGCCGAAGCAACAGCCGAAGCAGCTACAGAAGCGCCTACAGAAGAGCGCGATTTTGTTGTAGCAGAGGACAGTCAGCCACAACGACCAGAGTGGTTGCCAGAAAAATACAACACAGGCGAGGACTTAGCTAAAGCATATAAGGAGCTAGAGTCAAAGCTTGGCACAAAAGATGAAGACATTCGATCTAAGATCATCGAAGAGATTCAGACCGAAGCCTTTAGCGAGAGGCCAGAGTCAGCAGGTGATTATCAACTGCCAGATATTGTGAATGAGGAAATGGCTGTAGATAATGAATTGCTCAAGTGGTGGGCAGATCATTCATACGAGAACGGCTTTTCTCAAGAAGAGTTCAACAAAGGCATTGAGATGTATGCTCAAGCTACTGGTGGGCAAGAACCAGACCTTGATGCAGAGGCAGCAAAGCTTGGCGATAATGCAAATGATCGCATACAAGCTGCGTCTATGTTTGCAAACAAGTTCTTTCCAGAGCAATCCATTCCTGCTGTAGAGCGTATGTGCGAAAGCCACGAAGGAATCCTTGCCCTTGAAGCAGTGATGGAAGCAATGAAAGACGGCTCTTTTACAGGAGAAACGCAGCCAACAGCAGGTCAAACCAAAGAAGAATTAGAGGAGATGATGCGTGACCCAAGATACCATAAAGACCGCGACCCTCACTTCGTCAAACAAGTCACCGAAGGATTCCAAGCCCTTTACCCAAACAGAGGTTAAGATTCTAAAAAGGGGGCGTTATTACATGACCCCCTTTACCTTACGTCAACTTGATGAAGTCGTTAATAACTTGAGCGACGAAAACAAACATGAGCTTGCTCTGCTTGGGCATACAGACCTAGAGCAAGCTATTATTGAGATGTATGAAACATCCGAGTGCTATCTTGTTAGAGCAGAAGGTGAGAGCTTTATAGCTGTTGGCGGTCTGTTTTATTCTGACGATCAGCAATACCCGCAAATGTTCTGTATGTTCTCAGATAAGATCAAAGAAAACTTTACCCTGCTTGCGCGTGGATCAAGGATGCTTGTTAATTTCTTTGACCAGACGCAAGAGGGTATGACCATGACAATACTTGCTGAATATGAGTCAATGCTGCAATGGGCGGCATGGCTTGGCTTTGAGCCAGTAGGTATTAGTGAGTCAGGTAAAAACAAGTATGTTGAATTTGTGCGTTGCAATCCTGTGAAAAAAAATGTTTACGATAGCTCATTACGGCCCATAATGCACTGAAAGGCCCGAAAGGATACCCTTATTGAAGTGCGAGAGTGGACACCCGTTGTAAACCGTAACTTCAATTAGGACTGTGAAAATGGCTAATACAATTGACCAAGCCTTTATCAAGCAGTTTGAAACCGAAGTTCACATGGCGTATCAGCGTATGGGTTCTAAACTACGGAACACTGTTCGCTCTACGAATGTGACTGGTTCAACTGCTCGTTTCCAAGTAATCGGAAAAGGCACAGCCAATACGAAATCTCGTAACGGCAACGTAACTCCAATGGAATTGGCGCATACAAACGTCGAAGTCACTATGGCTGACTACTATGCACCAGAGTACATTGATAAACTGGACGAGTTGAAAATCAACATCAACGAGCGTCAAGCTGTAGCTCAATCTGCTGCTGCTGCGCTTGGTCGTAAGACAGATGAGATTCTAACAACTGCTCTTGATGCAGGTGCTAACTCAACTCAAATCCACGACACTGGCTCTGCTTTGGCAAAGGCTGATCTGCTTTCTCTCTTCGAGACTGTAGGCAATGCTGATATGCCAGAGGACGGACAACGCTTCTTGGCGATGTCTCCTGCGGGATTTGCTGATCTGTATAACATCACAGAGTTTGCATCTTCTGATTTTGTTGGCGATCAAAACCTGCCCTTCGCAGGTGGCATCACCATGAAAGAGTTCTTGGGCTTTAAAATCTTCTCAACGTCTGCGGTTGCAGGTGGCAAAAACTTTGCTTACCACACAAACGCTGTTGGCCTTGGCATCAATGCTGATGTTCAAACTGAGGTCAACTATGTTGCAGAAAAAGTCTCACACCTCGCAACCTCTATGATGTCAATGGGTGCTGTCGTTATTGATGACGATGGTGTCTATGAAGTCTTAGACAATAACTAAGGAGAGTAAAACATGGCTTATGCAGCAAGTGGACTAGCTCGAATTGGTGGTGACTCAAACGGAAGTTTGTGGATGTACACAAGCGCAGACGCAATTGCGACTGTAAACTCCGCAGGTTATTTTAACAGCGCAGCAAATATGCTAGCTGTTCGTGACTTGATTATTGTTTGTGACACCAATGTTCCAACAACCAACTTTGTTAATGTTCTCTCGAACACTGGCACTGTAGTCGATGTTTCAGACGGCACAGCCGTTGTTGAAACAGACGGCGATTAATAAAAGGATGGGGGCTTCGGCCCCCATACTGCCATGCCAGATTATGCAAACACAGCGATTAAGATTTGTTCACGCGCATCATTGCTTATAGGCGGTGATGCGATTCAATCATTTACAGATGGGACTGCTGAGTCTTCTGTCGCAGATGCGATCTATGAAGATATAGCGCGGTCTTCTCTGACAAACACACGATGGAGATTTGCGACTAATCAGGCGGTGCTTAACAGATTATCAACAGCCCCAACAGGACGTTGGGATGCTGCATATCAAATGCCATCTGGCACACTGATGCTTAATGCAATCACTGTGGAGGAACAGGCAATTGAGTATGATACATATGGCGATAAGGTTTACTGCGATGCTGTATCTACAGATGAAGTTATTGCGGATTACATCTTTAGAGCAGAAGAGGTCAATTGGCCTCCTTACTTTACTCTTGCCGTTGAGTTTGCTGTTGCTAGCGTATTTGCAATATCTTTAGCAAGAGATGCACAGCTTGGCACTGCAATGGAAAACAGAGCAGAGCGTCAGCTTATCAAGGCGCGTAGGCTTGACTCACAGCAACAAACAACACGCAAGCTAAACACTTCGAGGTTCATTGCTGAAAGGCGCAGCTAATGCAAAAGATCAGAGTACCAGTTAGCAGCTTTCAGTTTGGTGAAGTAAGTGATTCCCTCATTATGAGGACTGATACGGCTGTATATACTGCATCAGCGCAAAGGCTTGAGAACATGGTCGTTATGGCAGAAGGCTCTGTCAAAAAACGCTATGGCATGAAGCACATCTACGATTACAGCATTACTTATAGCTCAAGCAATCCAGAGCAATCTCACCTTTATCCGTT